ATAATGTCTTTTTGATGATCTCTCAATTCCATAGTGTTTGTGTCAATAACCATATTATAATAAAAAATGCCCCTAGATTCTAGGGGCATTGTGACAGTTTTAGAACTGTGCTAGTAGTTTTTGTGTCTCTGGGTCAAATACCTCTTCGACTCCTTCTATATCCTGTAACCACTCATTGTCAGTGGATTCGCCGATCTCATAGAGATCATATTCAATAAATTCTTCTTCCATAAAAAAAGTTGTGTGTTCAATCTTAGTATTACATATTATGTGATGGTTGGCAACTATCCAACTGGAGGCGCACCAACACCACCATACTCAGCAGGCATGGCGTCCATATCAAATTTACTTTTTGCCGCATCTTCCTCTGCCTTTCCTTTGATACTGTTTATCTCAGTAACAAGTCCAGCAATATCATCTTGCTGTTTGAGTAGAGAAGCATGAACCATTGACTCAAGAGAAGTCAATCTCTCATCAAGGTTGCCTATAGTTTTCATCGCTGCTTGTAGTTGTTTCTTTAATCTATCAACTTGTTGCAACTTGACTTTAGTTAGTGCCTCAGTATCAGAGGTTAATGAATCGTAAACCATAATTTATTCTTTTTAGTTATTTAGAATGATATAGATTATCTCATGTAGAGATAACCGCCCGACCAATCACAAACGGCATACATTCTTGCCCTGTCGGTATCATCACACATATTAAATCTAACGTGCTTAGCAGGTTTCTTCCACCCTGCTGGTTTATATACTTCGCCTGTGTTCTTATCAACAAAAGCATGAACGCTTATATCATCGCCAAACTGACGATTGACCTGTTTCCAACGTAAACAAACTTTATAGTATTTTCTGCCCTTCTCTATAAAGAAACTAATCCTATCATCTTCGCCAGACTCAATCTTAGTAACCTTATCCTGTAGAAATGGGTCAGGTTTTTCTGACATATTTTGAGTGTTAACAATAGAACGTAAAGAATAATCTCTGTACTGTTGTTCAAGGCAACGGCAGAGTTTCTCTGTCCATTGTAATATCTTTAGTTTGTTTTCTGCTTCAGTTAGTGTTGTCATAGTTCTCCATATAAAAAAGATGTAAGAGCAGAGGAACAAACACAAACCCTCTCTCTTACATTTTTTATTATACTACATTTTATCGTTAAGGCAACTTGATGTGTGACACATATACCAACGTCACACTCTACCTCTCAACGCATTGGACTTTGGAAATAACTGTACATTGTCAGTTCCAAATCTACCCATTGCTTCTGTTTTAGCATCAGAACCAAAAGGCGATATACTCTCAAACTCTGTTGAAAAGAGTCTATTATTGAGTATAACTTTTGCTGTCCAAAGTGCCATAACTACAAAATATAGGGTGCGAGAAACAAAATTGATAACTAAGATCAATTTGTTTCCCATGTATCTAATATACAACCATGTCACGCCAATGTCAAGCGTTGAAATCTTTAGAAATTGTAAAGGCGTTTAATCTCTCTTGTGGCGTGAGATTGACACATCGCCACCCATAATCGCCACTACTTACCACTGTGGGCATTATATTCATAGAGAGAGTTATCCTACCATCGCCCTTATTGTTCTCATATCCATGAGCAATTTGAGAAGGAAACAACAATAACTCGCCTTCCTTGGCAAACACTAGATTATCTTGATTATGCTGTGTCAATTTATTTTTAAATATATCAAATACTGGAGCGTGGGGCGTATAAATCTTACTGTCATTTGTGAATGAAGTCGGAACGTGTCCTTTTTCTCTATCAAAATTCACATAATATATGCCTGAAATATAAGAATTACAATGATGATGAAAATACTGTTTGCCTCCATCATCAGACATATTATACCAACTGTCTGTTACTTGTACTGTCTCAGGAATATAGTCTCCTTTTACTTCCTTGGCATAATACTCTGCCTGTTGTTCAATCCAATTTGTAAATCTGCCATATTTTTCATCATCTTGTAATACTGAATAATGTCCAATATGTTTTAAATCTTTTGAATTTACATTATATGTGAGAGAGTTTTCATTTTGTTTCTCTATCTCACTCAATATAGTTTCCTTAACTTTGGCATGAAAGGGGCAAGGTATAATGGCAACTGGCGTAGGTAGTATATTTACAACTTCCATCACTGTAAAAACTCTTTTGCTATACCTGACGTATTAAAACTAACTGTTATCCTGTCTCCCTCTGTGTTGTTAATTCTACTTCCATGTTCTAACCACGAAGGAAATAGATACAGGTGATTCTCTTTTATGGGAACATCATAGAAATAATCACCATACACACTATCTTTAATAAAGTGCATACACATCATATATTGTTGTAAGGGCGATACAACATAAAACTTACCAGTATCTTCAGGCAATTTTATATAATATGCACCACTAATTACACTTGACTCATGCCTGTGTCTCTCTGTGAATCCACCTTTTGGCAAAACATTGTACCAACCACCACTAATCACACATGGCCAGTTGCCCATCTTGTCCGAGTAATGATTAACACACTCTTGAAATGCCTTGACTATATTTTGTGCAGCAGGGTCGCCCAGTGGGTCGAAACCACCATGAGAACTCACGCCATTGACCGCCAGAGAGTGTCCTCTGTGCATATTGTCATCAATACCTTTCATTATATGATCTCTGAACTCATCAACTCCAGGCGCCCCTGTGAGATCATACTCCTCTAATAACGTAGGAAATAAATCCATTTAATTCCACTTACAATAGTCTATGTTGAGAACCACTCTTAAGTCTGTGTCTGTACATGACGTACCAGCGTGAGGCAAATTACTAGGAAACAACACTGCTCTATTCTCTTTTGACTCTACTTTTTGCCCGTCCTCAAAATATGTATATCCGTTGTTGTCATTCATATACAACACACATATATCAAAGTTTGGTATATCATTATAGTTACCACTAGAATCCTCTGGGCCTGTCACATCATAGTGTAAAGGTTTCTCTTTAATTGTTGCAGTTCTTGGCGTTGCATTGAACTTAACTCTGTGTATTCCTATCGGGTTAAGTGTAGCAAATATTGGTTTGATTCTATTATAAACATCAGATATTGGTTCACAATCAACATACAAGGCGTGTGAGAATTGTGGGCACTTGTCATCATCATTTACTGAGTTAGGCATATAATACCATGGCATTTGCCCACTAAAGATATACTCTTTAATGGGCGTAAATACTTCTTCTGGTAAGAATTTATCGTAAACTTTTATCAAAGTGCGGTTACAACTTCTTTTAGTAATTCGGGAGAATAATATTTTCTCTCCCACTGTGACAGTTGCTCAGGTATATCAATTATATTTGATACTGGGCGAGCATCTGACCAATCCCTTTTCTTACCCTTCTGTACAATTTTTATGCCTGCATCTTTGTACTTGTTCTTAGTCATGCTAGTTAGTATTAAAGAATCAGAATCACTACTTGTTTGTTGTTGTAATATTCTATTTTCTATTTTAGTAACTCTACATTGACTTGTAACAAGTAAAATTAGTTGTCTAAAGTTTTCATAAGACTCTTCTGTATCAGCAAGGAAAATCTCAGGAAAATCCATTATGAAATAGAATGCTTGTTGTGGTGGTACTCTGTGATCCCAAGTGTTCTCTCTATCTCTACCTTGACTTAGTAACTTACGAGCTTTTTGACTCATAAGAACATTTGGTTGTAGATCACTTTGTCCCGCCTCAAATATAGGTAAATATCCGAATAGTCTTGATTGCTTTTTGTTTAGTTGAACGTGTGTCATTCCTTTAGGAGAATCTATACCTACAGTATGAACACATCTTTTTTCTCCACATTGACAGTTCCATTCTTGAAGGTTATCTTGGCAAAACTCCCTCGATTTATTCATACAATAATGAAAGGCATTACTCATCTTACTTTATCTCCTCATGTGTTGGTTTTCCAGAGAGACATCTTCTAACATAAGCAGGCGCCTCTGGATTATTAATGTATATTAATTCCTCTCTGAACCAAGCAAATGTAAATAAGTTTCCCTCTTCCATTTTTTCACGATACCACTGATTAAACTGCAAGGCAAGTCTAATAAATGCTGTTGTTGTTGCAAAATTATGAACACATTGACTAGTCCAATCTGAGTCAGTTAAATTAATATCTTCTGCTTCCAAGAACTCTTCAAAGTATTCTCTCTGTTCCTCAGTAAGTTTACTCATCATTCTGAGTATTACTGACAATCCTTTTACTCTATGAGATCTACCGCCACTTCTTAAGTCTTTACCAATATAAGACTCTATGAACTCTATGTTGTTCTTTATAAGTTCCTCGGCATTTGATACATATTCAAATTCTTTATCATTTAAGAGTAAATTTTTCAATATTGTCTCTCCTTTGGCACCAAAATCCATTACAGCATCATCTTTATTAACTCCAAATCCTGCCATACCAATATTGAGGTCAGTAAGAATTTTGTCAAATTTTAAGTCAACAGGGTCTTTTAAAGAACCAGATGTTTTTCTGACTTTAGCAATGTGTTCATCTTTAACTCTAACACTTTCATTTTGCAATTTCTCAAAGAAATCAAACTCAACTTGAACATCTTTCTCATCAGTAGTCTCTAATGGGTGTCTTTTCTTGATACTTGATTGAATTTGAGTAACACCACTCATGTATGCCATTATTGATCTGTGCATAGCATCAGCAAGGGTTGTTGTATTTGCATACTTAAGGTGTTGCATTTCAGTTGCTTGACACTTTTCATGTAAAAATCCACCAGATGTTGTTAACCACTTTTTGATTTCCTCAACATTCAAGTCCTCTTGTCTTTGAACAAAAACGTGTACAAATGATCTTGCTGGGTTGATCAATCTACACTCATCATCAATGATTAAATCTATAGCACCATTTACTTTCCACGGCACACTTTGATCATCTACCATTTCTAATAAAGCAGAACCATACACCAACATTATTTCTGGTATTGTCATAAACCAGCAAGGTAGGTTACGTTCTAGTCTGTATCTTTCTGCCCAGAGTAAATCGTCCATTACTCTTGGCGGTAGATCAATATTTTGTCTCATTTCAGACAGTTGAGCAATTAGTTCTTTTTGTCTCTCTATCTGATTGAGTCTTTCAATTTCTTGTGTTTGAGTTTTCATAATAAAATTAACTTAATATAAGTATGACATCAAGAAAATGTATAGGCAATCAGTCTTGTGACACTTTCTCAACTGGCACATATGACTTATACATTGTCTTAAAATTCTTTGGGTGTTTCTTTTTGATGACTATTTCATCAAGTTTCTTTACTTCCTTTTTCATTCTCAAGAATCTGTAACATTTCAAGAGCACCTTGAACTTTTAAAAACTCTTCTTTCTTGAGTTCAAAAGTTTTACTCAA